CGCGAGCAAGAGGAGTATATCAATCGGTTAGTGAAAGCTGGAAACTACTTAGACGAATGTCTTTTATCTATAGCTGGAGAGAATCTTCCAGCAAAGCAATTGTGGCACAAAGCCAAGGAGGCCAAGCCGTGAGTGAAACACCGAGGACGGATCAGATGGAGAAACTTGCATACTGGTTTAACGACGACATGACTCCAGTTTGCGAGTCTAGGTTTGTTCGCTCACTTGAACGTGAACTCAACGCAGCCAATGCAATCATCCGTCAGCAGCAATTGCTGGATGAGGAGAATCTGCGGCTACAGGAGCGCATCAAGCGGCTGGAGGACATCATCAGCAGAGCAAGCAGCAGGTTCTTTCGCGATGGGTCTGACATTCAAGTTGCCAATGGAATGCTAACCATTTTAGAGGAAGCGAGGAAGCCGTGAGAGACTGCGCTTTCATCTACGTCCACGCATTTAACGGCCTGGTCCGCGTAGAAAGTCTGGATACAGCCAAGCACGTCGATCAAAGCCCAGAGTGGAAACACGTCGCGACAATCAACCCTCACGTTGTTCTTGAGAGCATTCTACGAGCGACGATCAAAGACAGAAATCAGATCATCAAACACCTACTGACATGAAACACCTGCACGAACTGCCTGAAGACGACCGGCTGAGAAATGTGGCACTCAAAGACATCGATGTCAGAATCCGCTGCCGTCACACCAAGACGACCCGCGATCCGCGCACTTGGAAGATCCGTAACGACACCTACAACCGACTTGGAGACAACTGGAAGACCAACTTCGATTTCATCCTTCAACCAACCCCATAACAACCGACACCTATGAGCGTCCGAATCAAAATCGAAAACCAGACCGAAGTCCCAGTATTAGTTGCTCTCTTTGAGCAGCCCAAATGCAACGACCATCCGTCACGTTCCGCAGTCCTAAAACCCGGCGAGAGCTGTGACTGGGGCAGTGGCTCCGTACCGCTTGGCAATTACCAGTGCTATGCTGTTATGAGCGGTGATGCGTCATCCCATGACGAGTGGGTCTGGCACTTTCCCGGCATCGCAGAGGTTGTCGCACCGCTGGAGCTAGGCTTCAAGTTGTGGCATGCAGGCGACATCGACTGGGCCAACGTCAAGGCTATGTCGAGCGACGATCTGAACGCTACGTTTGGATCTGCCTACACCTCGGCCAAGTCATCCACCAAGTCATGGAACGGAATGTCCTCCTGCATATTCCACATTCGCGGCGGTCCTAGTTGGGTCGAAGAAACGGAACAAGTGGGCATCTTTAGGCCGAAGACTATTGCATACAATGGCGTTCAATCGACTCCGATGAAGAGCGAGTAATATGAAGAAAAAAGCCACTTACACAGTTATCACCATCGACTCGGCGCTCCACGAAGACGTCCGCAAATATTGCGACGAGAATGGGATAAAGATCGGATTTTTCGCCAAGCAAGCGTTAAGGAAGTTGCTGGATAAGAGGTGCGCCACGACGAAATCGAGCGCGCCTTCTTCTACCGACAGTACAACGAACGAATGACGCGAGCCGTGCCTTGTGGCACGGACAATCCCCTTCGTCTGCTATGAAGCAGTAGGCGGAGGGGCAAATTTCCTAAAATTATGAATCTAAGAGAATACCAACAAAAAGCAGTAGAGTGGGCCAAAACTAGCGATGGACTGATCATCGCCCCCGCCGGTAGCGGTAAGACATGGATTGCCGCGAGCATCATCAAGAACTATCAAAACTGCGGATCTGGATTGAGATTCGGATGGCTTGCTCCGACCCGAGAAACATGTCAGCAAGCGCGCACATCGCTCCGCGTTGCCGGTGTGCCTGATGAGATTGTGGATGTCCGCTGTCCGCATGAGTCAGTGGACTTCAGCAAGAAGGACATGCTCATCGTGGACGAAGCGAAGCACAGCGCCGCCGCTGGATGGCGTCGCATCATCGAATCCTGTAACGGACTGCGTTACGGCTTTGACGCCACTCCTTGGGGCGACGATCCAGATCGGAACACGGTAACACGAACGCTCTTCCACAATCGCACCTACGAAATCAAGCGAACCGACATCGGCGATTCATTGGCCGACGCTTACCTCGAAATCAGCCACGCCACGGACCTGAACCTCCAGCAGAAGATCGACGACAACATCGACCGGCTGTTTGTAACAAGACGGCGGTACATGCGGATAAGTGATGAAGATCTGAAGAAGATGTGCGCTTGGGAATCGCTCGTCGATATCGGCATCTGTCAGAACCGCGAGCGCAACAACTACGCCATCAACTACGCGGTCGAACACCTCGACATGCAGACGCTCATCCTCATCCCACGCATCACATTGGGCGAGGATTACGAGAAGCGGATTCCGAATTCTCGGCTCGTCCATTCCAAGATCGGCAAGAAGCAACGCAAGGCCGCGATGGAAGAATTCAAGGCTGGTAACCTGCGAACCATGATCGCCACATCATTGGCCGACGAAGGATTGGATCTGCCCAACGTCGATCTGCTCATCATGGTCAGCGGCGGTCGGTCGTCGCAGAAAACTATTCAACGAGCCAGTCGGGCATTGCGGAAAACAGAAACCAAGAACTGCGCGACAATCGTAGATTTCTCTGACAAATTCCACCCCATCGGAGCATTCCACGCTAAGAAGCGTATGACCTGCTACCGTGAACTAGGTTGTATTTTCCAATGAGTGTATCCACGACATCAACAGCGAACGAAGTATCAGCCACGCCCACCGAGAACGTAGTCTATTTGATCGGAGAACTGCGCGGTATCAGTCGGCAAACCGAAACCAAAACAGGCTCGCTCATGGTGCGCCGCGTCATATCAATCGCCCGTCACTGGACCGACAACGAAGGGCGCTTCCACGAAGACTACGACGATTTTGAATTGTCGAGTTGGGGACAGGTTGCAGAGAAGATTATCGAGATTCAGAACGGCGCGTTGGTCCGAGTCAAAGGCCGCGTGAAAGTTGAGAAATGGACTGATGGCACGGAAACCAAAAGCGCAGTTAGAATCGCGGCAGAGAACGTCACTATCCTTTGTTACTAAAAATAATACTAAGCGAATGAAAAATCCCCACATGAACAAAAAAATTATCCATCTCCTTTCCGGCGGACTCGACAGCGTAACCATGATGTACGACCTGTTAAATCAGGGGCATCAACTGCATGCGCTGATGTTCGATTACAAACAGCGTCACAGCCAAGAATTGCTGTGCGCCAAGTATCACGCAAAACTGGCTGGAGTGATGTTTACGGTCGTTGATCTTCCTCCGCTTGGTGGACTCACAGAGCAATCGTGGGTTGTTCCGAATCGCAACGCCATCTTTCTCAGCGTTGCCGTCAACTTCGCTTGTGAGTCTGGATCTGACACCGTAACGATTGGATGCAACAAAGACGACGAAGAGCAGTTCCCAGACTGTCGGCGTGGATTCATTGACGCGATGCAAAAGACAGTCAACGAATCCGGCTACAGCGTCGAAATATGCGCTCCGTACATCGACAAGCGCAAATGGGAGATTGCCGGAATTGCCAAAGACATGGGCATAAACGGCTCAAACATCTGGACTTGCTACAACGGAGGGTTGAAACCCTGCGGAGTCTGTCCCGCTTGTTTAAAGCTCAACGATTCCGGCTTATGATTGTGATGCTGGATACATCCACAGACTTCGATCTGTGCGAGAGCGAATTGGGAGTTCAGGTTGAGCAGTTGTTTACTCCGCTTACGGGTCTGAACCCAAAGCGTCCCAATGGTAGGTTTGGAATCGACAACGGAGCCTTCAGCAAGTTCAACGCTGAAGCTTTTATGCGGACTCTCAAAAAGCATGAACCCAGAAAAAATCTCTGCCGGTTTGTAGCTGCACCGGATGTTGTCGGTTCTGCAATGAGAACTCTGGAGTGTTTCCAGCGTTGGAGTCCAAAGTTGACCGGCTGGCCGATTGCGCTCGTCTGTCAGGATGGACAAGAGAATCTCTCAATTCCTTGGGATGAAATAGACGCGATCTTTATCGGTGGATCAACCGAGTGGAAAATTTCCCGTCACGCTGCCGCGATTGTCAAAGCGTCTAAGATTCTGGGAAAGTGGTGCCATATTGGGCGAATCAACACTCCCGGCAGATACGAATACTTTGAGGAACTCGGAGCGGACTCATGCGACGGAACTGGACTGGCGAAATATTCGCACATGAGAGAATCAATCAAGCGGTCTATTGAAAATCCAAAATTATTATGAAATCAAACCAAACAATCGTTGCGGTCGATCCGGGTGTGGGCGGCGGATTCGCCGTCAGCACTGCGAACGGAATACTCCTGTTTCCAATGCCCGAGTCGCTACCCGACACGGCGCAGTTAATGGCAGGATTCAAAGTCAGCGACTCGCATTTGTGGGTCGAGAAAGTGCCAAAGTTCGTTAGCAAACTCACGTCGTCGGCCAGCATGGCGACGCTCCATGAGAACTACGGGATTGTGCAGGGACTAGGCTACGCGCAAGGCTACGCACTTCACCGTGTTGAACCCAAGATTTGGCAAGAACCACTTGGACTCGGAGGACGTAAATCATGCGAAACCGGACCAGAATGGAAGCGAAAGCTAAAAAGCAAAGCTCAGGAACTGTATCCGAATCTGGACGTCACGCTCAAAAACTGCGACGCCCTTTTGATCCTCCACTACGCGATGGGCGGTGGCAGATGATCCACAAAGCCAATCGTCCGCCCTCGCCCGAGGAGCTGAAACATCTGCTCATCATGGCGTTCTGCATGGGCATGGTTATCACTGCGGCCTACTTCGTTCTATTCGTCGTCAAATGAGCGAGAACAACATCAAACCCATGTCCGAAGAAACGGACGTGGAGACATTGCGAGCGGCCATCGCGGAATACCAATGGTTGGCCAGCGTACTTTTCAAATCTCTCGGGTGCGGATGCAACGGAACTCAAGACCTTTGCTGGAACTGCACCCAAGCCGAGCGACACTACAAACACACAATCGAGACATACAAATGATCAGCGCAAACAAAATGCCCATTATGCGGATAGCAGAAGCAGATGAAGCACCCGAAAAGATTCACTTCGCTTACATCGACCAGAAGTACAAGGAGTGGCTGATCCGACGCGGATTCGTCAACGAACTTGGTCAGGAACTCGGGATGAGAAGAGCAGGCGGATGGCGCGGAAAGACGGTTAAAAAAGGTTAATTGATGAAAAGTGAAATCACAAGAGAACAATTGTTGAAGGAAGCGCCAGCACTCATCGACCATGCAATTCTTCGAGGTTGGATGACTAAGCCCAAACCAAAGGCGCAAATTGTTGACGGCGTTTGGCATGCGGCTGGTACAGGACATCTCGATAACGCCTCAGAAGATGAAATTCAAAAACTCAGGAAACAGTTCGCTACAGGTTGAAGTCATTTCAGATGACGTAGAGATACGAGTCGGAGAAATGAAATGGATGGGGGTGGCCTACATCCGTGACGGAAAACCAAAGGTGTACGTTCGAACGAAAGCCGAATTCAAGGCCAAGTTCACCCCGGTCATTGAACAAGCACCCTAAACTCTACATCGCAGCACAAGAGCAGCTCTTTGCGAAGTTTCAGTCTCGCTCCATCCCAATCCAACACTGGAGCAAGTACCTGATGACTCCCAAAGAGCTGTCTCTTCTTTTCGCAAAGTTCGAAGAATCAAAGTCAGTTCTCCAGCAAATCGCCTCGAATGATCTGGGCGAAAGTGGGGACATAGCGCGCAAACAACTTGGAATCCAATGAATCAATCAAAGATCGACCGTGCCAGAGCATGGCTCAGAAACACGCCGGGAGCCGTCACAGGTCAAAATGGGCATGGAAGCACCTTCGCCGTCGCAACCGCGCTCATACACGGTTTTGAGCTTAATGCGGGGGATGCTGATACGCTCCTCAATGAGTACAACGCGAAATGCCTCCCGCCGTGGAAACCACATGAATTGGCCCACAAGCTCGATCAAGCGTCCAAGGTTTCGCACGACAAGCCGCGTGGCTGGCTCTTATCCGCTCAATCGGGCATTGGGCAGGGCGGCAATCCCATCTCACCCACCGGCAAGTTCGTCGTTCGCACGATCCAAACGATGCCAGAACCTCCGTCTCCGTTTACGACAATTGACTTCCTGAAAGCCTGCTTCGAGCCGGATGAGATTGTCTGCATTTGTAACGACATCATTTTCGACGAAGAGGGTCGAGGTAGGCCAGCCTCCAAGGGTACGTTCCTCAAGCGCGACGAATGGATTAAGAACCATTTCACGCCGCCCATCAGCGCCATGTGGAATGGCAGCGACAGCAAGGGCGCATACGTCCGTATCAATCCATGCTTCGATGAGAGCGGATCGGACTCCGGTGTGGCAAACTTCCGCCATGTCTTAGTCGAGATGGACGAGAAGACGAAGGATGAGCAATGGACAGCGTTGAAGGAGTCGAAGCTCCCACTATCGGTCGTCATAGATTCCGGCGGCAAGAGTCTGCACGGCTGGGTGCGCGTTGAAGCGGCCAATAGAGAGGAGTGGAACGAGCGCCGCGACGTCGTCTATCGCTACCTCGAAAGCATCGGCATCGATCCGAAGAACAAGAACGCGAGCCGGTTCAGCCGTCTGGCCGGTGTAATGCGCGATGGCAAGGAGCAGAAGCTCTTGGCTGTCAATGTTGGTGCGGTGAATTGGGAAGCGTTCAAGGACGACATGGACGCGCAGGACATGCCGATGGAGTTCTCGATAGACAGCATCATCGAGTACGACCCACAGAATGATCCTGACAATTTGATCGGCGATAGGTGGGTTCGGCGCGGATCATCCCTTCTCTTTGTGGGGCAAAGTGGATGCGGCAAAAGCTCGATGGCCGCGTATCAGGGTCTGAAGTGGGCGTCCGGCGAAGCTTGGTTTGGCGTAAAGCCCGTCCGTGCGCTAAAAGTAGCTTACATTCAGGCGGAAAACGACATCGCCGATCAGCATGATGCGCTCAAGGGCGCTGCTCAGATGACCTTTGGCAAGGAGAACTGGGAGCGAGGTCTTCGGAGCGCGAACATGTTATTCTTCCGCGAGACGGTTAGGACTGGTTCCGACTTCGCGACGATGCTCCGCCGCCTTGTTCGCAAGACTAAGGTGGACGTGGTTTACATCGATCCGCTGCTCTCCTACATGGGCGGCAATCCATCGGATATCGAGGTTTGCGCGAACTTTACGCGGCATCTGCTCCAGCCGATTATGATGGAGACAGGCGTAGTCCTGATTCTCGTTCATCACTTCCCAAAGCCCAAAGGTCGAGACGACAAGCCGGAGAGCGTGGCAGAGATGGCCTACTCAGGATTCGGATCGTCGGACCTAACGAACTGGGCCAGAGAGGTGATTGTGATGAAGGAAGTTGGTTTCAATCAACCTCGACAATTTATGCTCGGAATGGCGAAACGAGCGGATCGTTCCGGCATGACGGACAAAGACGGAAAAGTCACCGGATCGATTATGATCCAGCGTGGCACGGGCGGCGACATCTCATGGAACTACGCAGATCCACAGAAGTTCGTCGTCGATAAGGAGTCGGCCAAGAAGCCGTACGTCAAAGGACGCTATCCTAAGCGTTAGCCTTTTCGCGCAACGCTCGACGACGACCTTTGGCAGCAAGAGACAAAAAGCCTTTCTTGCCGTATTTTTTCATGCCAATGGATGCCGCCAAAGCCTTCGGATCTTTGACACCCTTGCTCTCAAGACTGCTAACGAGCTTCTCGTAACGACCGCCACCACCAAGTTTCATCTTGTCCATAAATTCAAATAGGGTTTGAGGTTAAAACCGACAGAACAATCGCCAGAATCCAAGCGGCGCAGCTCCAAAATTTAGGCGTCGTCTTGTCCTTAGCCTCCGCACAGTTGTGCCGCGCACGGAAGTTCTTACGACGCTCAGGATTCGACTTCTTGATCGTCATGTCAGGATCGCCGAAGCGAACGATGACGACCTTGTTCGCCGGATTCTTAACGTACACCGCGCTCTTCTTCCGCTCACCCGGCGTGTAGAAGGGCTTGTTCAACGTCACCTTCTTGCCCTGATAGGTGTTACCCTTTTTGGAGAGGGAGGTTTTCATTAGAATCGACGAACCGAAGCAGGAGGAATTTGGGGACGTTCAGCCTCTTTACGTTCATCGTTACGCATGTTCAATCGGTCAGCCTCAAGAGTGAGAATCTTAGGCCAGCGGCGATTGAATGTGTCCATCTGATCCTTTGCAACCTGATCGATTGGCTTTGTAACAGTCGAAAGGTATTCAGGATTTCTCAGAACCCTTCCAACAGCAGCAGCTCCGCTAATTGCAGCAAGATTAGACAGCGCCATTCTTCCGTACATGTTGGCACCGAGCGTTGATGCAACCGCAGATGTCAGCGCAGGTATGAGTTTACTCTTAACAAGACTGTCTTTCTCGATAACAACCGAAAGCTGATCAGCAATCTTGTTCATCTGATCAACTCCAGACTTACCAAATGCCTCAACAATCACCGGATTGTAATCGCCGGAAATCAAGCTACGCATCTTGTTGATGTCCACCTTTTTCTTTCCCGGCGACAGCGAGTCTTTGAGTAGATTTCCAGCAATCAAATTTTGAATGTCACCTACAAGATCCGGCCTTTCGGACCGCATTACTTCCATAAACTTCTTAACAACGTGCCGTTGTTCTTTGCCATAATCAGTTGTCAGAAACTTAACGACATCATCTGGTTGAACCTCAGCAGAAAGTCTTCCAGTTTTTACCGCATCTCCGACCATTTTTTGAAACCCAGTTGCCTCTTTAGACGCTTGCTGAACGTAAAGCTGAAGATCCTTGGCCAATCTGCTTGAGTCTGGATTCGACAGGATCAACTTGATCTGCTCGTCATCCAGTTTGATTGGAAGTTTTCCGTTTACTGCACTCTTAAGATCGGCCAAAGCGGATGTTATTTGCTTTGTCTTTGCATCCATCTCTTTGAACTCTTCACCAAGATCAGGACGACGCTGCTCAAGCCGTTCAATCTCTTCATTGACGGATTTGAGCTTCTTTTCATTCTCTTTCAGCAATCCACGCGCAGCAGTGTCATCGCTTGCAATTCTTGCCTCAAGATCCTTAGATTTGGTAACTAGGTCATTTTTCTGAGTTGTTAGAGTAGATTTTTTATCAACCAAATCTTTGTAACGTGTTGCAACGTCTTGGATTTCAGAAAGTTGAGGGAAAAACTCGTTAGCCACCTCTTGGGTTAAGCCAGTTCCTTTTCCTCGTTTTGCTTGAGTCAAAAGATTCAAAAACTCAACTGGAGTTTGACCTTCTGTTCTCAACTTGTTGTAAACAAAGTCGTAGAGCATTGGCTTAAAAGTAGGCTCCCAATCAGATCCAGCCAACTTCTTCATCACCTCCAATGCTTCACCACCACTCGATCCAAGCAAGCTCATCACAGATGATGGCTTTCCGCCACCTTCACCAGTCTCACGCAAAAGACTCCCGACAAGAGTTCCTTTAAATCTTGTTATGCCTTCACGATAAGATGCGTTCTGTTTTTTTAGAGCAGCTTTTAAATCTGCATCAGTATTAAGACCTTCCTCAATTCTTTTTTCAATACGTTCAAGCTCTTCAAACTTGTCGTAAGTTGCCATTTGGACAGGTTTATTGAAGTCAATTTGATCAAGAATTTCAGTCCTCTTTTCTTTAAGATCTTTCAGGGTGAAAAGATCTACAACTGGATTGCCATCCTTGTCTTTAACCACATCTCCATTCCTATCTAGTCTTTCAACAGGAACTGAAATCGCTTCAAGCCTAGGATCTAAATCTCTATACCCTTTATTCTGTTCTGCCTTAAAAGCTGTTTTAAGTTTGTTTGCTTCTTCGCCAAATTTCTTTCCAGTTTCAAACTGACTAACAGGTTTTCCGTAATCAAACTTAGGATCAAACCCGCTTTCGATTTCTTGAATCTGTCGTTGCTTGTCGGCTATCTCGTTGTCGATTTGGGTTCTTGTAATATTGTCTGAGTCTTTTAGATCTTTCTTTTGAGTTTCAAGATTTCTGATGTCGTCAAATAATCCTTTTGATTCTAGCTGAAGCTCTCCTTCAGCCCTTCTTGCGGCACCGAGCAGCTCGGAATTTTTGTCTGCAAACGCAAAGTCCACTTTCTTTTTCGCTTCTCCGATCATCTGCTCAGCGTTATAAACAATTCCACTGATCAGATTGGGGTCGATGTCTTTGCGTTCTGTAACCCGCTTAAGTTCTGAGACTATTTGATTGGTAAGATCATCTCCGCTCAATCCGGCAGCAGATCCTCTTCTGACCGATTCTTGAAGGAACGTCTGAATGTTTTCTCCCCAAGCTCGAATGTCTTCAGGTCGAGTACCAGAAAGCTGTGGCGAGTAAAGCGTATCGGCCAACTGAGCGGACATCGACGGATCGATTCCTCCGCCAGCGCCAAGTTCTTGACGAATTGCATCTGCTCGTTCGGTCAAGAACTGCTGCGTGTAAGGGCGTTGAAACTCTCCAACAAATCGGGACATGCTTGCGCCACTTCTTGAAAGCGCGCCAATGGCTCTTCCTGAAGTTGAAAGCGTCGGCAAAAGAAATCCTCCGATTGCGGCCTGTTGAATCGTTTCGTTGGTTTTTCCAGACTCATCACCAAGCGTTGAAGCAAGTCCTTGAGCTGCTCCAGTCAAAGCGCCAGAGTAGCCTTCTTTCAAAATCTGCTTCAGCTTTGAAGATTGTTGGCCAACCCCAGTTTCAGCGGTCATCAAAAACTGCAAAGGATTCCGAAATCCACCAGTTCCACGTTTTGAAAGAAATCCAAGGGATGGAATGCCTTGGGCCGCTGCTTCTTGAATGTTGTACGATTCTGGAGAAATCGTTTGGCTTACGAGTTCACTTCCAATTCCAGCAAGCATTTCTCCGCCAACCGTCTGCATTCCCGGTACTTGAGAGAGAGCAATTCCGGTCGCTAATCCAGCGCCCATTCCTCCAATCCTTCGAGCTTGATTGAATCGATATTCATTCAGAAGTTTCTGTTCCTGAGGGGAGAATTCGATTGGAGCCTCAGGACTGCCTCCGCTTGCCTCAAACGCCTGAAACTTCTTAGCACTTTCACGGCCAAGCCTTAGATCAGCTTGCTCAACAAGAAGACTCTTCGGCCTGAACGTGTCACGCCCAACAAGCGAAGCTTGACTAGCAGCTTGCTGGACAGCTTCCATTGAACCAATTTCAGGTTCGCTTGGAGCAAACCCAGCAAATGGGTCTGATTCATTAGTTATGGGTTCGCTCGGAGTAAACCCAGCAAAAGCATCCTCTTGTGAGGCTAGTTGCGGCTGTTGCTGATTTTGAGTGGGTTCACTAAAAGTAACATCAGCAGCAGTCAACGGCTGACCGGCATCCATCTGACCCTGTTGGCCATCGCCATGCAAAACGTATTCGTCCATAAAATTATTTTAGATTCCCCTTGACGCCCTTAATAATTACAAAGTCACCAGTTTTCTTTCCTTTTGCCCTAGCTTCAGCCGTTGATTCAAATGATATTTCTGACAGCGAATTCGTTCCAGACATTGATGGAGACATTGCAGGAGCGTTTGTGGAGCGCATCGTTTGAGGAGCAGGAGCTGTCATTAACGATCCTCTTGAAGGCGTTTGAGACGTTCCGGCAGGAATGTCTTTTCCGTATTTTCTGTAAATGCTGTTTACCCTGTTCATGCCCTCATTAACACGGGTATCAAGCTCTTCTTTCTTGATCGAAATTTGCTCAACAAATCTTGGAAGATCAGTTCCGAATAACCTACCAGTTGCAAGCCCCCTGACTGGATTCAATTGAAATTCAAGGAACTGCCCAAGACGTTTCGACTCTTCGACACCAACGGCATCTTTGCCTTCTGCGCTGTTTAGAATTTTAAGGATGTTTTGTGCGGAAGCTCGTTTTACATATTCATCAATTGAAGGATCATCGAGAACCCCAATCTCATATTCAATTGCGTCGGAAATGCCCTGTTTGTTGGCAATGTCATCGGCGGCTTTTTTGACAAGCCTGTCATCTACGGCGTTGAGCTTGATTTCTCCATTCTTTGCAGGTTGAAGAATTTTTTGAACATAAGCATCAGCTCTTTTGCCAAGCTGATCGACTCTCACTTTTTCAAGCGCAAGTTTTTCTAGTTGAAGTCCTTTTGAGAAATCAAACTTCTCCCGCTCAAGACCAGTCTTGGCTTCTTGAGTTGTCTTCTTCAGATCAAGCTCTTCACGATCAAGCTGCAACCTTCCTTCTTTAATCGACTTGTCCAATTCAAGTTTAGCGCGGTCAATTTCGCCTCTGGACGCACCCTGAGAAACAAGCCTCTGCAAATCAGCCTTTTTAATCTCGATGTTTCCAAGAAGAGAAGTTGTCTTAGCTTCGGTTTGCCCAATCTTTGAAGTGCCTACTTTTTCAAAGTAAGCATTCATCTTTGGAACATCAATGTTAGGGCTTCCGTCTTCGTTAAAACCTATCCACGCTCCAGCATCAATAGCTTTATTTATTGTTGATGCTTTTAACGTATTAGAAGTGGTTTCTGCCCTTTCTCTGGCTTTTAAAAGTTCAGCCCTAGCAGAATACTTCTCAAGGTTGTTCAGCATCTTGTCCGCCTCAGCCCTGTACGTTTTAGACTTGAATGGCGGAACAACTGGAAACACTGCGTTCGGCTTAGAATTGTTCAAATAATCCGACACCTGCTTCCCAAGAGTCGAGAACGTGTTGTACTCATCAACTTGCGCTTTCCGTTCTCCAATTGCTTCAGCAAGTGAATCTTCGCGAATCTTGTTCTGAAGCTCCATTCCCTGCCGGTTGAGCAGCGATTCCGCCGTCTGCACCTGCAACTGCTCCATCATCCGCTTCTGTGTCTGTGCGCGGTCGTAGAGGCTTGCGCCTAGCTGAAATGCTTCAAGAGATTGGTCGGCCATAAATTATGCCCAGTTAGAAGGATCGTTTGGTCCGCCGATGTTTGTTGGAGGAGTCGAGTAAAGCTCAGGATCGTTCTGAGGATTGTACGAGTAAGATGGGCTTGACGGTCCACTCATCTGCGAAAGTCCTCGCTGGAACATTGCGCCTCCGGTAGTTCCAGTAAATTGAGTGATGGCGCTTCCAAACGCCTGTTTCATTGCAGAAGGCTGAGCAGCAACCTGTGCAGCGGCCATATCCCTAGCGTATTGAGCTTGTTGTTGTTGCTGCATAAATCCAATCCGCTGATTTGGGGTGATGAACATGCTGCTCACCGAAAACGGCTGCGCCATGCCCATTGTCCGTTGCTGCTGGATGAAGTTCTGGGCTTGAGCAAGACCCTGATTCTGGATCTGCATCGATGTCAGACCAAAGTCGCGAGCAGCCAAATTCCTACCAACACCCGAACCAGCGCCATACCCTCCGCTAAGCGCACGTCCAGCAGAAGATCGTTGAAGCTGAGAAGCAACGTCTTGCGAAACCTCGCCCCGCAAAGCTGATCCGATGTTCTTTCCAGCCTGAGCAATAAGCTGATCGTAACCGGGAATCGCACGACGAAGCTGCGCCTCAAGAATACCTTGTTCAGCAGCGGTCGTCTTGGTGGCCAACTCGGTTGCAGGCTCAAGCGATGCGATATTCTGCTGAATCGCCTGCCGCTGCTCTCCCGCAAAATCAATCGCCTTTAGCTCTGGAACCTTGACCTTTTTAGGACCAAATAATCCGCCAAGAAGTGTTCCGACAGCGGAAAGCGCAGAAACGGAGCAATAGCTAATCAAACTGCTATCTTAAAAGAAGCGATGCAAATTCCCGGCGCAGTTGACATTAATCCACAAACAGAAGAACCAACAATAAACTGGACGGTTTTTAATGCTGGAAGAAAACAGGTATTTGATGCTTCGGTTCAAAAAACCCAAGCTCAGACGGGTTCAATTGTTGGTAATCTTCAGCTTTCTAGGGACAAGCTAAATGCGTTAATTGCAAATAACGCAAGCGATGCTGATATTGCGCAAGCAAGGAACGATATTGACAAGGCTTTTAAAGAAGCAAGGGTTCAACTTGACCGAGAGGAATTGGGATTCAAAAAATCATCCACAGCTACAAAACTTGGAATTGATCAACAGAGAGTAGACGTTGCAAAAAATAATCTTGATAGGTTGATAAGAGAAGGTGGCGATAAAAATGCAATTGCACAAGCCACGTTAGATTACAAAAAAACTCTTGCTGAAAAAACTTCATCTCTTAACCGAGAAAAATTTGACTTCGGCAAGGGAGTTCAGATTGAAAAACTTAAGCTTCAGGAGCTTGATTTAGGTCAGCGTATAAAAAGAACTGACGCTTACATTGAAAACCTTCTCAAGCCTGTCGCTGAAAAAGATATTAAGCTGAACACATTTGACGATGGTGTTGTAAGAAAAACAGCTTCGTTTGTTGCAAATCAACAATCAGCAGCAGATTCAATTGAAAGGACAATAGAAATCCTTGATGATCCTAATGTTGATCAATCTGTAAAAATAAGGTCGGCACAACTTTTGGCAAAAGATCTAAACGATCCTAAAGGTAGAGATGCTGTTGGAAATCAAGAAGCTGATCGAATTTTAGGTGAGCTTGATATTATTAGTTTTTCCCGTGCTTGGGATAAAGGCAGTATTGGTGATTTTCTCGGTAGAGATTTAAGTGGGTTTCGAGAAAAACTTGAACTAACTAAAAATGGTTTAGATTCAAAAGTTTTAAAATCTGTTGATAGAATTAATTCTATTTATAAAAAATATGAAGGTGGTTCTCCTAGAACCCCTCAAACACCTTCGCGAGGTGCGATGATTACGGGCGGAACTCCTCAAGCGACATCTCGAACAAACGCTCCAGCGATGTCGGCAACAATGTCGTCAACAAACGCTCCAAGCATGTCTCCGACAAACGCTCCGGCAATGTCTGGAACGAATTCGCTGTCAGAAATATCATTTGGATCAACGGCTGAAGCTAGGGCAAAGGGAAAGAAATCTGGAGACTCGGTGATTATCAATGGCGTTAGGGGAAATCTAAATTAATTTTATGGACGAATACGTTTTGCAGGGGGATGGCCAACAAGGTCAGATGGATGCCGGTCAGCCATTGACTGCTGCTGATGTTACTTTTAGTGAACCCGCTCAAAATCAACAGCAGCCGCAAACCGCAGCACAAGAGGATATCTACGCTGGGTTTACTCCAAGCGAACCGCAGTCTGGCGCGAAAGAAGACATTTACGCCGGGTTTACACCGAGCGAGCCGCCTATTGGTTCAATGGAAGCTGTCCAGCAAGCTGCTAGTCAGGCTTCGCTTGTTGGGCGTGATACCTTCAAGCCAAAGAGCCTTTTAGTTCAGCAAGCTGACCTTTACCTTGGTCGCCCTAGCGCGGAAAAATTTCAGAAACTTGAGGCCACTGGATTCAATCCAGAGCCAGCAATCGAACTTTCCGATGCAGAGCAGAAGCTTTTTAGAGACTATAGGATTCGACAGGGTAGAAGGACTGCCGGAAATATTGCCGGTCTTGCTGCTGGAATTGGTTCGGCGTATTTACCGGGAGGACAGTCCGTTGCTGGTGAAATGATTGGTGGTTTTGGTGCCGCATTGCTACAGCAAGCAATTTCACCAGATGAGTTTGATATTCAAGAAGCCTCATCTCAGGCGATACCGCTTCTTTCACGTTCTAAAAAAGCAAGAGAAGGCGCTGGGTTTTTAGAATGGCTTCGCACCACTGAAACTGGAGTAGGCCAGCAATCTACAAGAACAAAACAGGCTCTCAAAGAAATCATCGCTGGAGCAGGAACTGGAGGGTTGCAGGGTTTTGCGTCAACGCTAGGAGATGAATCTGGAAAAACGCAAGAAGTGTTGAAACAAGCAGCGCTTGGAGGGCTTTTGCTTCCTACTTTTTCATCTGGAGGAAGAGCCGTCAGCGCGGCGTTGAGGTCATCTGGAAAAACAGAAGGATTTTTAGGCCGTTTTGTTGGAGAGCTTGAAAGGCCATACGCTCAACAGTTTTTACAAGAAAGATCAGATTTTGTTCGAAGAGAACTTGGAACCGGAGGAGGAATTGACCCAGCAATGGCAGAGCAATTGGCCAACACTCTTTATTCCCCCCAAAGGTCTGGTAGTCGCCCAGAGGACATTCGCGCTTGGCAGGGAAACATCACCGATTTCCTTCAAAATTCTATCAGGACTGGAAACGCAAACGGACTAAGCGGAGATGAGCTTACTCAACAAGTTGTTAAAGCTCTTGAGAGTGTAACAGAAGCAAAAAATATAGATCCAAATCTTGTTTCTGGAATTGTTCTGAATGCTGAACAATTGATTGGAGAAGCAAAGAAGAAGGCGAGCGAAGCTTTTATTGGCAAAAACGCAGATCTTCTTGGTGCCGCCCTTAGATCCGAAGGAGAATTACAGCTTAATTCTCAATATTTGTTTGATGAAATACGGGTATTAAACGAACAAAGAAAATCGATTTCCGTAAACGACCCAGTTTCAATTGCAAGGCTTGACAATGATATTGCATACAAGCAAAAGCAAATTGACGACATTGAAAATGGCTTTGATCCTCAGTTTGGATATGGAGAGCCTGTTACGCAGTTTGGAGTTGGAAAAACTGCTGGAAGTTATTCAAATTATCTTCTTACAAAATTTAAAGCTGATCAAGAAAAAGGATATGATCTTTTAGAGCCTAAACTTAAATCAATATCTGTTGATGTTCCAAAAGTTGATAAAGACGGAAAACCAGTTAAGGACGATAAGGGTGATCAAATTATTGAAAC